TGCCCTCTGGCTCTCGACAGATCGAGCACCCCGGAGCGCCGCCGCCGCAGGTTATCCACCTCAAGGGCAAGTATGCGATTCGCAAGGACGGCCTGGTGCTGCGGAACAATCCGCACATCAATGGCAGTACAGATTTTAAATTCACCGATGAAATTCCTCAGTACGCCAAGGACGAGGCCATCAAGGCATCCGAGCGCGAACGACTGGTTTCTGCCGCACAGGTGACTAGCGCAAAGAAGGCGGCGGCATTCGACGCCGAGGTTGAGGCAGAAGTATCGCGGCGTCTTGCAGCCTCTCAGGCGGCGCGCCTGTCTGCCGCATCGACACCGGCCGAGACAAAGGAGCAAACCGCGTTTGTGATCGGCAATGCCGAATCGCCGGATTTGATCAAGTGGGTATTCGATACCTACGGAGAGAAGCTGGACGGCCGCCGCAGCATTGATGTACTGCGTGTGCAGGCCGAGCGGATCAGGGATGCTGCGGCTGCGAAGGTCGAGTAATCAGACGTGGCGCTAACTGTCCAACAGGCATTTATGGGAGAAGTGCAGATAATTCTGCTTGATCCTGTTGGCGTTTATTGGACTGTGCCGTATCTGATCGCGGCCTATAACATCATCATTACCGCCATCATCAAGGATAACCCGAACGCGCTGACGAAGATTATCCCATTCACATGCGCACAGGGCGTCGATCAGATTTGCCCTGCCGATGCAGTACAATTTCTGCGCGCTCCGGCCAATGTTAACGGCACGACGATCCGGCAAGTTCAATCCGAGGCCCTGCAAGAGGACGATAACGAGTGGTACGCCACGCCGCAGACGGCCATCGTTGAGCATATCGTACCGGATGAATTCGATCCGCTGCGTTTCCGTGTGTACCCCGGCAACAATGGAACGGGCATCATCAATCTTCAATACGCCTATGCGCCAGCGGACATCACTTCACTGAGCGATCCATTTCTTTTGACGGAAGCCTACCGAATCGACTGCCGCAACGGCGTTCTTGGAATGGCCTATGCGCTCAACACGGACCGTCAGGACATGTCTAAAGCGCAGTATTATATGGGTCTCCTGCCCGCTGGCGTGCAGGCTGCCGTACAGGCGCAAAATGCCCTGTCCGCGAGAGTCGGAACGCCGCAAACATCGGAGTAAGAAATGGACGTGCGGGACCTGTTCGGGGAAGTTCGTAGAGAGGTTCGCGGCGCTCCGAATCCGCGCATGGCCTACGCGCTTGAGCGGGCCGCCCGTGAGTTTTGTTCCGAGACGCGCCTGCTTCGTCGCTCGTTTCAATTTACCTGCAATCCGTCGCAGGCCAATCCGCAGCAGTATCCTGTAAGCGCACCTGCCAATGAGCAAGCGTTTGCGCTGAAGCATGCGCAGATCCAAACGCTGCCGATTACCAATCCCGCGCAATGGTTGCCGATGCAGATTCAATATTCAGAATTTTTCAATCCCGCCATCGGGCCTACCACGCCTTGGGGAATCTGCTATATCCCATATACGATGGTGGCCTTGAATTGCAATCCAGATCAGGCATATCCTGTCAAGGTCGAGTTGTGCACGCAGAACGTTGTTGGGTCCAACTATATTCCGGATGAAATCGGCGTTCGTTATGCCCGCGCCCTAGGATTCGGCGCTCTGGAATGGTTATTCCGGCAGAAGGGGAATCCGTGGTATGACCCAAATGAGGCTGACAAGATGCTCGTTAAGTTCAACCAAGAAATTGTTAAGGGTCGCGGCGAGGCTATGTTTGATTTTAGCCCTGGCGTTCATATGGGCGTCCGTCCCGGCTTCATGCGCCGTGGATGGGGCCGGTGAGCAACATTTCAGACCCGAGCGGCATCACGGGCCCATTCTTTGGCGGATTTGTCGAGCAAGTCATCAATCCCGTCGCGTTTCCGGTAACGATTAGTATCGCAGCCGGAACAGCAACCCTTTCATGGCCCGCACAAACCGGGGCGCTGTTCTATCGAGTCTGGTGCGGTCTTTCGCAAACTAATATGCGGATTGTCGCCAACAATCTTCTAACAAATTCGTATTCACTGTCCGGGCTTTCGCCAAACGTGCAGTACTTCTTTCAGGTCACGGCAGTGCTGGCGCCGCAGAGCAGTACAGCATCAAAAGTTACGACCCCGACGCTACCCGGCGGCAATGTATTTTTCGGCTTCGTCCCGACTCAAACGCCGAATAGCGCGCAGATTCAGGCGATGTCAAGCTCCATTAATCCGGGGTTCGCCGGATCGTATACCTTGGCGCAGATCGGAGGCGGCGCACAGTATCCATGTTTCGCATTTCCGCAATCGTTTGGTATCCCAAATCAGTTTTCATATGGCGGATTTCCATATGGCATGCAGGAAACGCAAGTGACCATCGGCGGCATCGTCTACAACGTATTTATCAATCCGTTCCTGACCCATGCAACGCCGATGATCTGGCTTGTTAGCTGATGAAACAGTCCATCCTATCATTCAAGGGCGAATTGCCGATCATCAGCAATCGTCTGCTGCCGGATGGTGTCGGTTCCATAGTAGTGAATGCCAAAGTAGTGTCCGGTGACTTGGATAGTTATCCGGATATTGGAAATTTCTTCCAACTCTCCAAGACGGCGCCAATCAATACAGTATGGAAGATTGGACCGGAAGGAACGAGCCTCTACCTGCAATGGACGCAGACGGAAGTCAACGCTGGGTATGGAACGAACATTGATGTTTCATATGGCACGATCCCCGGAGATACAAGCTATCGTGTTTTCATGACGGGCTTGAATGGCGGCCCGCAGCAAACCAATCTGTTCTATGCGACCGATCCAAGCGAGCAGGGAGCCAATCCTGCCGGCGCTTATCCGTATGTTACGTTTCCTGTCGGCATCAATGATCCAGCGGCGCCGCCAACTGTGGTCCCGCCGACTGTCACCGGCACTACCACAACCTTTCAGTACGCGGCTGAGACGACCGTCAACGCAGGCGCTCCTGCCGCTGCTGGAACTGGATATCTTGTTGGCGATTTAGTATTCCCGGTTGGCGGAATTTTGGCCCCCGGTTTCACGCAAGGCGCATCGTTCACGGTTCTGACAGTCGGGTTGACTGGCAATGTTACTGCGCTAGCGACCCCGCCCACTACGGGCGGTTTCTACACTAGCGGTAACGGTCCCGCTACGTCTGGTGTCGCCACAACAACCAACGGCGCCGGTACCGGATTGACGCTTAATCTGACGGTGGTCAACAACAGTTTCCCGCCGTGGAATGTCCCAGATCACAATAACGGCGCTGGATACTTTGCCGTGTCCAGCATTACGGGTGGCAATCAGTGGAATCTTGCCACAGCGCAAGGTGACATCGCAGTTTTCTATACGATTTCGCCGTCAACACTCAATACGGCATCAGCATTTACGCTACAAGCGGATTGGACTTCTAGCACGAATACGCCAGATCTTCTTTTGGAGTTTGCTGGCGCCTATGTGGCGGCCGGGAACCCCAATAATGTGAGCGGCCCGACTGTCGCACTGAGTGTGGACGATGCAACCTTCACCCTGTATTCACAGGTAAGCGGAACCAACGGCGGGCCAGTTAATGGCGTCGTCGTAGACCAGATTTCCTACGCGGCTGTTAGTGGCACTCAATACCGCGTCACAGTGCAGGCAACAGGGCAGCCAACTGCCGGTGTAAACAGCGGCTTTCAGGTCAGAGTTACGCTTGCATTGCGCTCGGCCCCATCTGTTGTAGTCGCCACACTTACCGGCTTCGTTCCGAACAGCGGCGAACAATTAGGTATCGGCCAGAATCAGCGCGCTAGCGGCTCGGCTGGCGATGGCTTGTACGAGAATATCCAACTCGTCGTGACGCAGCCACCGAATAGTGCAAATGGCGAAACAACTGCCTACGTCTATACCTACGTCACGACCAAGGGTGTAGCGCCGAATGCAATGCAGGAAGAGTCCGGCCCCAGCAACCCATCCGCTAACGTAACGTTTTTCTTGCAGACGAATCCGGCGACTGGCGTTGTCACGATGACGCCGGTTCAGGTAACGATTCCCCCAGCCCCTAATGGCGAGTTCATCACAGATTACAACTTGTACCGTTTAGTGGCGCAGACGGACGGATCGGAGGTGTACCAATTTGTCGCGCAGATCGCGGCTAATTTTACAACCCCCGTCACCTATACCGATACGATCCAGGACAATGAATTAGGCATTCCGCTAGTTACTGCCGATTTCGTGCCACCTCCGGATAACATGCAGGGAATCATTGCGCTGCCCAACGGCATCATGGCCGGGTTCTTCGCCAATGTGCTGTGTCTCAGCGCGCAGAATTATCCGTACGCGTTCCCTGTCGGCAATCAGCTTTCGACGGATTACCCGATTGTCGCCATTGCTCCAGTCGATACTTCGGTACTGGTGTTGACCGCAGCGGAACCGTACACCGCCTTTGGCAATGATCCTGCCGCCTACAACATGAGCAAGGAAACTGCGCCTTGCGGATGCGTGGCGAAACGTAGCGTGGCTACACACCGAGCGGCGGGAGCCATCTATGCGAGCGGCACGGGCCTATGGGCTTACCGAGGATTGGGGCAGCTAGCAAACCTAACTGAAAACATATTCGACCGCGATCAGTGGAATGCGATTAATCCGACATCCATCATTGGCGCTGTCTACGATGACTTGTATTTCTTCTGGTACAACTCGTCATCGCTTGGACTTGGCGGCTATATGTTCGACGTGCGAAAAACTGGAAATGGAATTGTCGCTCTGGACTACCATGTCACGGCTGTATTTCTGGACCCGCAAAGCGACCATCTGCAATTTACTCCTGATTCAAGTTTTTACCCGATCAATGGCAGTGTCGTTGCAGCACCATCGAATCTGCTTGGAACTTGGGAAATCGGCCCCGGCATTCGCCCCCGTTCGTGGCAGCGGCAGGAATATTTGTATCCGCGCCCGGTGTGCTTCCAACTCTGTCGCGTATATGCGGACGATTATGCGAGCGTCACAATTTCCATCGCTAGCGAACAGGGCGTTGCTTTCGCTGGCGCTGTAACGAGTTCACGCCCCTTCATCATGGCCGCGCAACCGGGTCGACAGTGGTCGATTGCCATTTCCGGATCCAGCCGGGTCCGTAGCGTGGAATTGGTCGAGAATTCTGCGGAGTTCACGCCGTCATGATGCCAATGGACATCCGCGAGGCATGGGAAGAGGCGGGACCGTTGATCGCCGCCGCTTTGGAAGGCTTCGAGGACTCGCCCATAGATGTTTTGCTTGATTGTATTGAGGGTCGGTCCTTCTTTTTTGCATCGGAGCGCAGCTTTTCCGTCATTCGTCCTGTTTTGTCTGACATGCTTATTCTCGTGGCTGTTTCGAGAGGCGCACAGGACTGCATTGCAGCCGAATTAAGCGAGATTAAGGCTGTGGCGAAGGGAATGGGGGGCAAGCGGGCTGTATTCCACACCAAACGACCGGGATTTGAGCGTAAAATGCCCCAAGATTGGTCGATCCACCACGTTGTTTGGGCGACGGAACTGTAAATGGCCGGATTATTCTCTAAAGGCGGCACCCCGCTAACACCGGCACAGCAGGCGTTGCAGGATGCAGCCCTGAAAGCGGCTGGAAATTCCTACAACAAGTGGACGCCGTTGCATAGTTTCTTCATCAACCAGACGCAGGCCAATGCACCGGCTCAGCAGGCGATGGAACGTGGTGCGGCGGCAGGTACTGCGCGCACCGCCGGGGCTGAAGCCACCAAGTCACTGCTGTCGCGCGATACCGCTACCGGCGCTCGGCCCGGTTCTGGGCGCTACTCTCAGGCCATGCAGAAGGGCGCAGACGAAACGGCCGGGCTAGTGGGAACTGGTCAGGCAGGAGCCACGGCGGACGCTCAGAAACGCTACGTGCAGGCCCTACAGACGGGCCTAGGGCTGACGCAGAAAGACCAGAGCATCGCCATGCAGGGGCTTAACACGGCGGCTACAGCGCAGGCGCAGGAGGCTGGGGCGCAGGTTGCGCAACAGCAGGCCACCAACCAAGGTCTCGGCCAGATTGCCGGCCTTGCACTCGCTGCCGCATAGGGGACGACATGTTCACACCAGGTATCAATACTGATCCCGGCGGCGCAAGGCCTGAATGGTACAACGATCCCGTTGGATTCCTGACCAGTAGCGGGGCACCGCAGTACGACAACACGTCTACTGCTCTCGCCTCCCTCTCCCGCGCCCAATGGTCACAAGCCGCAAGCATGATGTACCCACTACAGAATCAGCTCATCAACTTTGCGGAGAATCCGCTGTATGCGGGCCAGCAAGCGGATAAGGCCGGCCTCGATACCGGGCAAGCATTCGATACCCTGAATACCAATATGCAACAACAACAGTCATATCAGGGACTGGCCCCGACTCCGGCGCAGCAAGCCGCGCAGAGTAAGACGATGGCGCTGGACAAGTCGATGGCAGTAGCCGGGTCCGAGAATCAGGCGCGACAGGCCGCTGCGCGGAATCAGCAAGGCGTACTGACGGGGTTTAGTAATGGCTAATGGACTGCTAGAACAATCGCTGGAAGGCATGCAGAACGCCACGACGGGTCTTGGCGAGGCTGCGCTCAACGACTCTCGGAAATTCATTTCCGATATCAAGGCGCGTGCAGCCGTGCAGAGCGGCATCGGCGAAGTTGCCGGCTTAGGGCTTGGCTATGCGGCGATGAAGAAATCACCGCAGAAAGGTTCTATTGGTGGAAAGCCCGGAGTACCGTCCACTCCATCGCAGGACGCCGGCAACGATGGCCCCATGAGCGGAATTAGCATGATGCTGGGCACGCTGGGGCAAAAAATCCTGCCGGGATTCCTGAAGAATCGTCAACAGACCGGCATCACTGAATCGACGGCTGCGCCGCCGCTTAGCGCCGATGTAGGACTTGGACAGGACAATTACTGATGGCTGAGAGCGCAACCCAAGGTCTTGCCGCTGGCCTCGAAGCCGGGGCCGGTCTTGCCCTGCGCAAGAATCAGCAGCAATTCGAGCAGGGGCTTGCACAGCAGCAGGAAGCCCGCGCGCAGGATGAGCAGGCGATCCGCCAGACTGCCGCGCAACGTGCTGACTTGCAATCTCAACTTGGTGCCGTCCGCGATCAGAAAACATCGCTTGGCAATGATATCGGCACCCGCTTGGCGTCGAATCCGCAGGGCTTGCCGGCGGACGAAATGGCGAACTACCGGCAGCAGAAAAAGGCGCTAGACGATCAAGAGGGGCAGTTACTGGTGCGGCAGGGTGGCGCCAAGTTGACGCAGTGGGCCAGCGGAGCGGAAAAGACTGGCCACGATCTTGCAGCCGGAAATTCCGACATCACGCAGTTATCGCCGAAAGATGCTTATGACTTCGTGACGCATCATTCTGGGCAGCCTGCGGAAAACTACATTGATACGCCGAATCGGCCATCCCCTGTTGGCCAGAATTTCCAGAAGATCCAGCAGGGCGTTCAGAACATGCAGCAGGATGGCGGCCATCTGCTGCTGCAAGGGCTGAATGCACAGTACGGGCACAACTTGCAGGGCTTAGTTGGCAAGACTGCTGGTGATGGTGTCTCTACCGTTGTTGGCGCTGAATTCGCGGCTCCGGTTCCGCACCCCGGCAGTCCGCAACATTTGATTCCGACCGTTAAACTGTCCGTCAAAGGTCCGCATGGCGAAATCGTGGACCAATATGTCCCGGTGATGGACGATCACGGCAAGATTCTCGCGCACCCTGACGAATCCGCTGATGCGACCGTCAAGCATCTTGGTCTGGACGATATTTTCGATCACATCGGCGCCGATGAAACGTTTTACAAAGCGATCAACTCGTCGCCCGCCATGCAGAACAAGATTTTGCAGGCCGTGAACGAGGGGCACGACGCCGACGCCAAGGAAATGCAGGGATTGGCGTTGCAGTTGGGTGGCGATCCGGCGAAATGGCAGGCGCCACAAGGTGAATTGCTATACGGATCGGATGGAAAGTTTCTTGGTCAGTTGGCGCCGGGGCAGAAAGCGCAATTCGCTCCTGAAGTTTTGGGCGCGGCCACGATCAGGGCGCAGGCGCAGATTGCGGCAGCACAGATCAACGCTAATTCGCGCGAGAATAAGCCTAGCGGGCCTGAACAGGAATTAAATCTAATTCATGATTATGCCTTGACACACGGCCTATCCGATGAAGATTCGGCCAAGGCATTGCAGCAATTTGGCGTCATCAAGACTTCTGCTGCCGGCGGCGCGGCTGGCCGTCAAACAATCTACAACGCGCGCATAATTAATGCGGGACAGCAACTTACCTCTGACTTGGAGAATATTTCAGATTTCAAGGTCGGCGCCAGCACGGGCCTTATGGGCATAGGCGCAAACCCCGGGCATAGCATTACGAGCCTGACTAAAGACATGCTTGCGCGCACGGTTAGCGGTCAAGACGATCAGATATATCGCGTCATTAGTGGCGGCTTGGGGCGTTATATTTCCAGCATGGAAGGGGCCGGGTTGCCCGGCACGAAAGCCGCCATGGATGCCGCCTCATCGCAACTTGTGTCCAATCCCGCCGATACAAATTTGACGCGCTTGACCGCTATCGCTCAAGCAACGCAGATTGCAGAAAATGCGCTTGAGACTGTCAAAGCGGCGCCGGGTGTAACGCCGGACCAAGTTAAGGCGATTGATTACAATTTACAGCATCTACGCGCCACCGTTCCATTTACAGTGCATGATGTTTTAAAGTTGGCACAGAGTGGAAAGAAAAATCAGACTCTTGGGGATTATGCGAGCAGGAAAGGATTGAAGCCTCCCAAGGAAACTCCGCAGATGGATACAGAGCCAGTGCAAGGACTGGGCGCTACTCCGCTAGCGCCCACTAGTCCTGCGCAACCTCCCGCCTCTCCTTCAGGCTGGTCGATAACCCCCGTCCAGTAAATGCCCCAATTCGATATCACGTCTCCGAGCGGCAAAAAGTACCGGGTCAATGCGCCAGATGGAGCGACACAAGACCAGGTACTTTCGTATGCGCAATCGCAATTCGGACATCTGGAACAGGCCGCGCCGCGTTCTGCGCTGCAAACTGAATATGCAACAGCTCCAGGCGGGCAGCGTGTTGCTGTTGACCAATTCGATCCCTCTAAGACCCGCCAAGAATATTTGCCGCCGACACAGGATCAAATTGATGCGAACCCGCAGTTACAAGCTCAATATGAAAATCCGGTAAACCGCAATCTAGGACTAGGACTTCGGGCAGTTGGGGAAGCCGCCGCTGCACTACCTACCTTGGCAGCTACCATCCCTGTTGTAATCAGCAATACGTTCCAATACGGATTGAACAAGGTAACTGGATCGGAAGGCGGTTACGCGCAACTTCCGTCACAGTCCGTAGAGCAGGGACTTACTGGCCTAGGGTTGCCGGAACCACGGACGCCGGAAGAACAGCAACGGCAGGCGCTTGGCGCTGGCCTTATGGGCGTCGGCGGCAATGTTGCTGCTGGTGCCGGGCTGGAAGCGACGGCCGCGCCAAAGCTGCAACAGGCCGGACAAGTCCTGTCTGCCGCGCCACGCTCTCAGGTGGCCGCCACAGTGGGCGGTGTAGGCGCGCAGCAGGCGGCGGCGCAGGCTGGTGCCGGTCCGGTCGGTCAGGCCGTGGCGGGGCTTGCAGGAGGCGCTGTGGCGGGTGGTTTTGCAGGAGGTGCGCAATCCCGCGAGCCGCTTGCGATTCCAAACGCCGAGCGCGGTGCTGCCAAGGTGCTTGCCGGCGAGAGCGGCGCCATTCCCAAGAGCGTTCCGGAGTCTGCCGCTGCCTTGGAAGGCGCCAAGCCAGGAGAGGCTGCACCACAACTGGCTACCGCCGCCGTCGAACATACGGCCGGCGAAGTACGGCAGGCTGGACAAGCGGCTACGGACGCCGAAAAGACGGCTGCGGCTGCTAAAGTCGCCCCGAAAAGTGATGCTGAAGCGGAAGGCAAAAAAGTTCAGGGCGCATTGCGCGATTTTGAAGCCCGCGAGGATGCCAAGCGTACTGCCGAAACTGCACCGGACTTGCAGAAGGCGGAGGAAACCGCGCGCTCCAAGGAAGCAGATGGAAAGCTCTACAACGGCAAGAGTATCCTTGAACTGCTGCATATCCAACCGGAAGATGATCGGCTACCGATTGGCGAGGAGGGCAAGCAGGCCGGCAAGATTAGCGATTGGTTATTCGGCGGCGAGGAAAAACCTGCCGCCGATAAGGTGATTGAAGGCAAGCGCGGGAATATAACCCTGCGTACTCCGGATGCAGAACAGGGCGTGCCAGAGACGACTTTCGACAAGCTGCGTATTGCCGCCCGGACCGTTCAGCAGGCCATTAAAAGCTCTGCCGCAGATCCTCGCCGCCAAGCGTTCTATACCGAACTGTTGGGACGCCTGCATAGCGGCATGGATGAGCAGACAAACAATCTGTGGAGTTTCTACCGCGACAAGTATCACGGCGCATCGGCGAAATCCAATTATGTGCTTGGCGGTCAGGGTGAGCTAGGCGAAAAGGCTGCGGAATATCGGAAGTACATTCGCGCCGATGATGTAACGCAGCCATTCGACCCCTATCAGGCTAATTCATCCAATATCGGCGACGCATTCGTGCGAGAGCAGGGACGTGGCGCGGACAAGTTGAAACTTGCCTTTGAGAATCCAAGCGCAAAGGGAAGCGGCCAAAAAGGTCTTGATAATTTCGCTTCCAACTACATCGCCCGTCAGGCCGAAGGAAAGAGCGCGGCTGAAGTACAGAAACTGCTGGACGATAATGCCGAATTTCTGTCTCGCGCGTCCAAGCCAGTACAGGCCAAACTAAGCGACATGGCGACGAAGATGCAGGATGCCGAATCCGTGCGTAGGCAGTCCGCCGCTGAAATCGAATATCAAGCCAAGGCTGGTACGCTGGATAGCAGCGATCCAGTGAAAGCGCGCAATGCCGTATCGGCTTTGCTGGATAAGAATGACCCTGATGCACTATTGCGCGTCGGCACGGCCCTGAAGGCAACGCGCGGTGCCGCTGGGTCACAGATAGGGCGCGGTGCCGTAGGAGATTATTTCTCCGCCAAACTGCTTCCGATTACCGATTCTATACGGGCCGGCACTATCAAGATTGGAACGGCCGCGAGCCGTTTGCGCGGCGTCACGGATGACTGGCAGTCGCGCCGTCAGAATCTAATCGACTCCGGCATCATCACCAAGCAACATGCTAGCGATATCGACAAGATGATGGAAAACCTTAACGACATCGTGCGTGGCGTGTCGGAATTGCCGGGGCAGACGGTTGGGCATGCCGCCGAACTGGCAAGTATCGCTAGCGGGCACAAAGCTGCATTTGCGCTAAAGAATCTAATCCCCGGCTACTCGAATTATCAGAAGCGTGTTGCCGATGTGGTCAAACAGGCGATGATTGATCCGGCAACGGCACAGAAATTATCTGCGCGCCTGCAATCGGCCAAGACGGTTCCGCAGAAATTGAAGGTGCTTGGAAGCATCGCGGTACCGAGCGGTGAGGCGGCACAGCGTAGCGGTGATGGACAGGATGACTCCGATGAGTGATGCATCGCTCAATCGGGATGGGCTGCCGATGAAGGAAGGCGAAAACGTGCCGCTTACTGCGGGCGTTGATGATGCCGATCCGTCCACTACACTTCATGATGCCGCGATTCCTGAATTTCTCGCAGTCAAGGATGGGCGCAACTTCAATCTGCGGGAGTCCCATGACTTCCATGAACGGGTCGAATACGCTTTGATGCAAGCCGGCTTGTCCTACACCGATGCTCACCGCTATGCCACAGAAGCCGAACACAAGAGGATGCGTGATCTTGGCTTCGATCCGTCCGAAATTGAGGCGCTAGCCGCCCCGTTTATCGACATGGCGAAGCATCGCTCCAAGGCGGAAGGATACGAAGCGCATGCAACACTCGACAATCAGCCATATCGAGACAACGGCGATAACAAGTTATTGAAGCGCGGCGGCAGCGAAAAAGACGAACGCTGTTTCTACGACAAAGATGGTAATGAGCACCGAAACCCGGAGCAGTACCGAGCAATCGGCAAGATTGATTTTATATTGGCCGAACGAGATGGCGAAGTCTGCGCCATTGAGCCGAATACGGCGCGAGTATGGCTATCCGGCAGCACACGGAAGCAAGCCGAACGCGGCATTGATGCTGTAGTGCGCGCCAAGGGGACGGCACAAGTCCACAAGGAAATTGATGCCGAAACGCCATTCAGCCAACAGCAATTGCAGGAGATATACCAAGGGCCAATTGTTTCGGCGGAGCCTGAATAATGGCCACCGTCAAAGCGACTCAATCCGTAGCGATAAAACTTCCGCCGATCCCGATACCGCAGGATGCAACTCCTGCGCAGCAGACAGCATTTAAGCAAATCCAAGCGGCTTTGCAGACCGTGCATGGCATCGCAACCACGGCGGGGACTACAGCGAACAAAGCGGCGTCAGTGCCGACTGATTTAACGGCGGTTCAGGCTGAGATACGGCAATTACAGAGCCAAGTAGCCGCATTACAGAATGCGCCGAACCGGGCACTTCTGCTCGCCTTTATGCTGATGGGGGGCTGACATGGCAGACAACATTGGTATTATTCAACAGAATTTCCCGCCAGCCGCTACGGCGGCTCAGTTGTATGCGATCCCCAATGGCTTTCAGTTAGTCGTTTCGTCCTTGGTTATCAACAATCAAGGCGCTGCGCTAGATAACGTATGGGTGTCATTCCGTAAGGGTGGAGCTGCCGATGCAGACTCTCAGTACTACATGGGCGCGGGACCAGGGCAGGCCGGCGGCGGCGTTCCTGTCGGAATTGCCAACCCATTTGTCGCCACCTTGGGTCTAACCTTTGGAGTCGGAGACCAAATCTGGGTCAAAAGCCTACTCGGCACCACCAGCTTCCAAATTTTCGGCGATCTGATCAACTCCTGACATGCAAGGACCCGCCTATCCATTACCCGTAGGAACATTCAATTACCAGGCCGGAACGCTGACGGCGGCGGGCAATGTAACCGGCATCGGCCGCTGCACGCAGATCACGGTGCATGCTTTCGGCTTCGATGGGTCATTCAAGATCGGTAGCGGCGCAACAGTGGTGGTTCGTAGCGGTACAGATAAGACAATTTACCCGGGTGGCAACTTGATTGCCCCCATCGTTACATGGGTATCCGGCACGCTAGATGTTCTAGTCACTGGCCTGACTTGACATTTACTAGTCACTGGCCTGACTTGACATTTAGTGTAATATTTGCAGTTACAGATGGTAGGAGGCGGCAATGTTCAAACGAATTCTGGTAGTGGCGGCATTGCTGGCTTGCGGTGGAGCTTGCGGTGGAGCTTGGGCGCAGAGTAGCGGCATTGTCACTGCTTCAGCACCAAACTACACGCCATATACAGGCGGATCTGCCGGGCTCTCGCTAGATCAGGCTGGCGGTCTTAGGGTTTCCGGCACTATCACTACAACCTGTGCAGGATGCGCAACGGCGGCGAATCAAGCCACGCAGATAACGGCTGAACAGGCGACTCAGGCTAGCGCCGCCAACATCGACACCAAGACTCCTGCACTCGGGCAGGCTCTATCTGCTGCATCAACCCCCGTTGTTTTGCCCGCCACCCAGATCACGACTCTGACGCCGCCTACCAGCGTTACGGTGACTCAGGCGACTGGCACAAATCTCCATGCCGTTCTGGACGCGACTTCTACCACGGCCGTCACCAATGCTACGGCCTCAAACCTGAATGCACAGGTACAGGGCGCTGGCGCTACAGGCGCAGCGGTCACTGGCAACCCGGTATTGCAGGCTGGTAGTGACGGCACTAATGCTCGGACGATTACCACGGATGCCAGCGGCAATCAGATCGGGGTAGGTCCATCTGCTTCTGGGGTGGCTGCTGTAGGAAATCCAATAGGCGCAGGCGGAACTTTCCTTTCTGCCTATCCATCGCTTAGCACCGGGCAGAGGCAGGAATTTGGCCTGACTACGCATGGCCAGCTTTTGTCTATGTTGGTCGGCATTGCTGCTACCGGAAGCGATGGCATTGCAAACACCGTTGCATATGCAACCCATAATGCGGCGGTCAATACCAGCGTCCTGCTTACAGAAGGACCGCTATGGTTCAATGGAACCACATGGGATCGTGCACGCTCCGGCGGCGTGACTGGAATTGAGGGAGTATCGTTGCAGGCGTCGCCATCCGGTGCCTACACCTACAACCACATTGCCACGGCCGCTACGACTACGGTTAAATCCGGCGCTGGCACGCTGCACACTATCACCATAAATTCCTTGGGCACCGTTGCGTCTACGCTCACCGTCTACGACAACACGGCAGGTTCAGGAACGGTTATCGGCATCATCAACTCGCTGAGCATCACGGGCACACTTACACTCGATGTGGCGTTCGCTACGGGTTTGACCATTGTGTCCACTGGTACCGTCGCACCCGATGTTACCGTTTCTTATAAATAAGGACTTCATGCAATGACTGGACCCCAAGTAGCCGGCACGATCACCAGGGCTGATCCTGCCGATCAGTACCCAATTGTCAATGCCGTTGATCTTGGAGGTGGAACTAAGACAGTTGCTACAGCATCGGACTTGCCGACGCTACTCAACGTGCTGCCAGGTGACGAGTCCGCGGTGCAGGACACTCTTATTGTTTGGCAGTGGACGGGAACGGCATGGGTTAAATCGGCAAATCCGACACTTTATTCCTTCGGTGTCAAAGCCGATCGTATCTATCTGACCGATCTAGTGGCCGTAGGTACTAATACGTTCTCGTCTGCTTCCTATGTCTACAACCCATCGGACGTAGGAAAGTTGTTCGTCGTCTATTATGAAAACGCCACGAATGCGCCGGGCACTGGGACAATCACAGCAGCCGGAACGAACTCGATCACGGCCAGCTTCTCCGCTCCGATCAGCGCCACCGGGCTGCGAGCCTGTTATGGCACCGATGACCTCGCTGCGATGAATGCGTGGATTGCTGCTGCTGCCGCCGCAACCCCCGATCCGCAAGGCCCGATGCCGTATGATTTAACCTTGCCGTCCATTGACGTTCTTATCTCCGCCACACTCATCAATATCTACGGCGTCGATTTCCTTGGCACCGGCCGTATTCTGCAACTCGTCTCCAACTTTGGTCTCGTTCAAGTCAATTCCCAGTACGACTACAACGTGCCGTATATAAACCGGCTGGCGCTGGCGGCATATCAAAAGAAACTGTCGAATCAAACCACCACGAGCATGATTATCTCTGGTGACTCGCAGGTACTTGGGCAAGACATCACGGATTTGCGGTATCGCTGCGATGTTCTGATTGGAAAATATCTCCAAGATGCCGGGTTCAGCATTGACTTCGTAACAAATGCCGGGCATGGCGGCAAGGCAATCAACGATTGGTTTAACCAGAACATCACGGTAGGTGGCACGGCAACTGCCTCCGATGTTCTGCATATGACCGTCAAGCTGCCTAGCGGGAATGTGGCAGTCGCATATACAGTCCTTGGAACGGAAGGAAGCCCTACCGCACTTGCGACGGCATTTGCGAACGCGATCAATACAACGGCGGCGCTCATCACAGCCGGATTCTCAGTCACGCAAAATGCGGCTGTACTGACGGCAGTGTTCCCGGCCACGACGCCGGTTACTTCGTTTTCGGTGGCCGTGACCTCTGGCGGTGTGGCGACAGAAACCTTGACTCCCTGTTATCTCTATCAGGATATCCCGCAGAATGATGGAGCGCATTCGTCGCAGGACTGCTACATCATCAATGGATGGACTGCGAATAGTGCGCGTCCGGACACGAATGCTCC